GACTGCAGCTGTTGCGTTGGTGCTAGCGGTGTTAGCGGTAGAGACGGCTGCACTGGCGTTTGTGCTAGCTGTGTTAGCCGTAGCTACAGCCGCAGAAGCATTGGTCGAAGCTGTGTTGGCGGTACTGACAGCACTGTTGGCCGTGCTGATGGCCGTATTGGAGTTCGTTAGTGCAGTGTTAGCCGTAGTGTTGGCTGTTGCTGCATTGTTGGTTGACTCTTGGGTTACATACAGGTTCTGCGTGAAGTTCTCATTCAAGTCATTAGCACGAATGGCAGAGCCGGAATAGAACGTAGCCGGCAATGCGGTATCATCTGTTTGACGATAGATTCGAATAGCAGCCCCATTGACTGGAGCTGTATTAAACTGAATCGTTGTAGCATTGGCCAGGGTATATGCAGTTGTATTTGTACCGTTGACACTAACTTTAATGTCAGTGGTTTCAAGATATGGGAAAGTGAATGAATAGAGAACGGTTGAACCGTTCCCTGTATAAAGATTCTGAGTGACAGCCATTGCTTATGTCGTAATTGGTTAATGCGGGTGGCATTAGTAAGACATTGTTTGCTTCATGTCATCGAGGAATCTCTTAGCGCCGTCAACATCGCCAACTTGTAAGAAATTCTCAACGGTTTGATTTTGGTAAACCTTATTACGGATACCATCACGAGTAGAAACTTGAGCTTCGGCATAACGCATCGAAGAGCGTAGAGCAGCATCAAGATACATGTGAATGTTCTTAAAGCTCTCTACATCAGGCTTCAGGCCAAGATCTCTAGCTCTCTTGAACTCTTTACGGAAAGCTGCGCCTTCCTGAGTCTGCATAATACGTTGAATCTCACGTTTAAAGATCTGTTGTTTACCCATCATGCTGGTAACTTCAGAACGTTCTTCATTACTGTACTCAACACCGCGACCATTTGTCTTTAGTGTAGGACGTGCATCGTACTCAATATCCATCAAGAATTGCTTCTCTGGGGATATGTCACCACTTACCTTCCAAGGAAGATAGTTATTCCAGACACGTGCAAAAAAGTTGGGAGGTTCACCAACACGACCACCATCAATCCAGTCATGAGCATCAGGAAGAGCTTGTTTAAGGATTGGGTTACGGTTAGCAACAAGATCAAAGAAGTTGTTCTCTAATTCTTTTTTATTGGGTGTAATAAGACGACCAAACTCAGCCATCAAACTAGAGCCAGGCATTGCAGCAGAGCTAACAAAAGATGAGGTCCAACGGTTAATAGCACCAACATCACCACGTACAACATCATTGAGAGGCTCAAGAGCAGCCAACATTGACTTGTCGGTAATGGTAGCACTCAGAACAAAGCCAGCAGCACGTAGGTTCTCAGCCAACTCAGCAGAGTTAAGTGAATCAAAGTTATCCATGATGTTGGCAGTCAGGGCTACCCAATCACTAACACCAGGAATACCGTCATAACTTACCCAGCCACCGCCGGGAAGGCGAATAGAACGTGGTTGCCAATTAGCATCTCTACGAAGACGTTGCTTCTCTTTATCATATAAACCATCACCAGTGAGACGATCAGACATAAAGAGACCAACAGCACCCATAACAGCTAGGGTACCAATAGCCTTGCGTCCTTTGAGTTCAGCACGTACTGTGGTATAAACACTTTCAATGTTCTCCATGCTGTAATCAATACCGCGTGAAGAAAGAAGTTGTTCTACCTCCTGACCGCTCATCTCAAAGAACTCCTTATCAAAAGCATTCACTTTATCAATGAAAGCACCGACAGGATTATGACTACCGAAATAAGTAGCCATGTTGATTGGAGTCTTAGTAAACAGTAGGAACGGCTTAAGGATCGGAGCAGTACGAATCAGATTAGAAAGAGCATCGTTGGCTGGGTTATCCAATGCCATAGCGATTTCATTGGATGCAAATCGTACAGCAGAGTCTGTGATGTTATCATCATCATCAAACATTGCAGAGTAGATTTCCTTGGAAAGCTTATTGGAAGCTTTTGTATCCAAAGCAATTGCACCACCTTGAGTTACAGTATCCCATGCCCTACCGCGTGCTTCCCAGTTAGCAATAACAGCCTGTGTAAAGCCATCAAATGCTTGCATACCACGTTGTCCAAAACGTAGCCAAGGATGGTTAGCAAGGTCATTCTGAGCTTCTACAATGGACATCATTACCTGAGGACCGTATTCACCTTGCTCAGCTTTAGCATTAGCAAAAGCATTAAGCAGTTCAATCTGTTGTCTATCGGCTACACCAGTGTCTTCACGAAGAGCCATCACATATGGATCAGCAGCAGATCTACGGAAGACCTGATTCATGTAACCCATACCTTTAGTGAGAGTATCCCACGCTGCAGAGTACTGATACCAACCTCTACGGAATGCCTTAGAATCACCGTTAATAACGGCACCTGCAGCTTGTGCAATAGGACGTTCAGCAAGTAGAGCAATATTAGATACACCTGCTTTGAGTGGTGTACCAATAGCAGACAAGGTAGAGTTATACAGGTTAGACCAGAACCCACGCATCACAGTGGAGGGGATTTCAGGCTCACCATCAAAGAATGCCTTAGAGAATACACCCAAAGAATTGCGCACATAGTTGTTCAACTTAGATATGGTATCAACCTTACCATCAGTGAACTCATATGCCATCATCAGAGGTGCCAGCATCTCAGGACGTTCTGCTTTAATCTCACGAAGAGTATTGATGGTTTGCTTTGCTTCACCTTTAATACGCTCAATGGCTTGCAGAGTAGCGTTATCCTCATTCTTAATGGCGTTGTTAATCTTGGTAGCATATGCAGCATCTGCAGCGTCACTACCTTTGGCAGTAAGACGATTCCACAGGTTAAGCATATTAAGAGCACGACCCCTTGCATAAGAAGTCATACCTTTCTGTGCCATCAAGAATTCAAGACGATCAAGGATCTGTTCTTCTGCACGTTCAACAGCGGCTGTACCGTCCATAAGACGAACACCTTGTG